CCGTTGGCCATATGAAATCGTGTCCAAGGAAACGCTCCGCGACAGCGGACAGATGGCGCTGGTGACCAACAAGAAGACCGGCGTTAGCCGGCTGGCGCACCCGGCCGATTGGGGGCCGCACGAGGAACAGACCGGCCGCGCCGCTGACCTGTCTCCGGGCCTGATGGAAAACCTTGATCTCACCACCGACGACGAGGTCGAGGTGATCTATCCGTATGAGGTTTAGACTGCGCGTTTTCTGCGCCGCGCCACAAACGCCACCATGCCCAAGCCTGCCGCGAACAGCGGGAGCGCTGCGGGGATTGGTGTTTCAACGACAAATACGGAAAGCGTGCCAGCGAGGCTCGCCATATTGAAATTCTGAGAGAAGCCACCGTCGAAATAGAGGGTTTGCGTAACATTGAGTTCGTAGGCCCCCGAGTAGGCATAGTGGAGATGGTGGGGCAAACAAATAGCCAACCCACCGCAGCGCTCTACATAGTCAAACAGGGTGCCCCCCATCTCTCCAATCGGGACTTGAGGCACGATGGTTCCATCAGGTTCCCGTACCGTTGTGTTGATATAGAACGACCAATATCCGGTATATGGAGAGACCGTAAGGTCGCCGTACACCGGCGTTATTCCGACCCCAAAACTAACAAATGCCTCGTATCCTGGGTGAATTGATACAGAGACCGGGGTGCCTGGACTAAAATCATAAGTGTAGGTCGCGGCTTGCGCCGACGCTGGCATTGCCAGAGCAACGGCCAGAGCAAATATTCTGGTTTTCACAATGAAGCCCTCCTGTGGTTTCAGCGAGACTGTATGGTGGCACCGTCGCTGTCAATGTTTAAAGATGCGCTGGAAGGGTCGCGTTATTGGATTAATTTTTCACCCTTCCAGCGACTTACAGGAAATCTGTAAAACGGCGACTACGGGCCGTTAACCATATCAGCGAGTTGGCCGTAATCATCGGTCAATGGGCCTTGTTGATATCATTAGAGAATTTGTGCCTCGGTAGTCATCCGGTAGTCAGTCCGTATCTGTAAGGTTCCCGGCCTTTTTGGCGCGATGTCCGACACGCAACTGCGAAACATTCTTCGCCATTTCTTTATAGCTGCGGGTGTAGCGAAGCGTCGTCTTCGGGTCGCTGTGGGTCGCCGATTGTTGCAAGTGCCCAGGCAAGGCGCCGGCAACGGCTCCCTCCGAAATCGCACCGGCTCGGCTGTCCATGTTGAAGACGTGCGCGGGGATGCCGGCGGCGTTCGCGATGCCGCGCCATAGCCGGCGAAACCAGGCGTGGTCATAGGGCCGGCCGGTGGCCTCGTCGATGATGACGGGACCGGACGCGGGGAGGGCGCCGCCGAAACAGCGCTGAAATTCCTCCATCACCATCGGCGCGGATTTGAGGTCAAATTCGATCTCCTTGCCGCGCTTGCTGGTGGTGTGGAGCAGGACCAGCTTGTGGTCGATCTCGGTCCACCGGATGCCGCGCACCCATTTCCGGTGCCCGTCGATGATCTCCGTGGGCTCGGTGTGCTTTTCCTCGACCGGCACCCATTCGCCGATCACGTCGCGCTGCCGCAGCATCACCTCAAACTGGATCGCCTGGGCGAGCGCAATAGACGGCCGCCCCATCTCGTGGGCCTTGGCCCGGATGAGGATAACCTGTTCGGCGGTGACTTGCTCCTTGCGGCCTTTGCCAACCTCGAACTCCAGCTTGCGCAGCTTCGACATGAGCTCCCCGCAGCCCTGATCCTCCAGGATACTCTCGCCGAAAGACGCCAGCCCGCGCACCATCGTCATCAGCGCGTGGGCCATGTATACCTTTCGTTCTTCGCCGAGCCAGTGCTCATGCCAGCGAATGAGGTCGCGCGATTTGATGTTGGCGATTAACTCGCCGCCCCGGTCGCGGTTGATGCGCCGCAGGAATGCGGTGTAACTGAGCTTGCTACTGTGTCTGATTTTCTTGACGTAGGGGCTGTCGGGGTCGGTCTGATAGCGCTCGATCAAGTCCTTGATGGTCTGGATATTATTGTTGAGGGCAGGGGGCAACCCACCCCTGTTCCAGACGTGCATTTCACTTTGCAGTCGCTGGCATTGCGTCGCGATGTAGAGACATTCTGTCGGTGTCGGCCACTCGCCCGACCATATGCGCGCTGATGCCGGCTTGAAGCCGCGCTCACGAATAGGCGTTGCCGCCTTCCATCGCGCAATCAACCCCCCCGTCTTCGGAATATCCCACGTCAGTCCCGGTGCATTCTCGATCCTAGGCTTTCGCTTGTCCGTTTTTGTCGTGTCCATGTTGCCCTCTGTGCAGTCCATTTATTTTGTCGAAATACTCGCGTACAGCCGGCCAGTAACGCCGGCCCCCGAACAATGGTTGTTTTTTTGGAAACCCGCTGCGGGGATCGCGGTCGAACATATTCAGTGCGTCTTTCACGGTGCGGTACGGACAGCCAACCCGCCGCGCCAATTCGGTGTCGGTGAGATACAGCGGCTCGAGCTCGTCCATTTTCCTTCGTCCCGTTATCGTAGTGGCATCTGGCATCCGGTGGGCTCGTCAAACATATCAATCGTCCCAGCATGATCGCGTTGATAGCGCACGATTAGGATCGGATTGTTGATGCCGGGGAACTCGCGCACCCAAATGGACGAACGCAGAATGCCCTTTTTGACCCATAGCCAAGGCGACATGACATAAGCCACCGGAGCAACCCGGAGTGCTTCCTTGCAAAAATCAGCACATGGTTTCATATAGGCCAAATTCCACGGTGGATCAGCAAACACAGCCGCAAATGAATTGTTGCCGAACGGAAGCGCGGTCCAGTCAGCAATTACCCCCGGCGTAATCGGATGGACATGGCAATCCACTCGCACGTCGCCGAAATCGCTGACTGGGCCAGAACACACATGCAATAGCGGAGTTTCGGTGATGATCGTGCCTAGAAAACGCTCGATGTCGTCATGCCATGAAAAGGCATCGACATAACGGCCTGCCATCCTTGGTTGACGATGTTCCATCATCGTAGCGGCATCTGGCATCCGGTGATGGTCGCCAGCACCGTGCCGGCCGCGACCATGAACATCATCCACGCCAGCGGCACTGCCCATCGCGGCGTCATTGCTTGTTCTTGGCAAGAGCTAGGAGACCGAGCGCATCAAGTGCGGTAACGATGACCGCAATCTGTCTGGTGTGGTCCGGGTCGGACGGATTTATGCAGGCCGGATCATTGAGGATTGCGTCCCCAATTATGTCGAAGGCTTCTTTGCGGGTCATGGTCATCCCTCGACGTGCCCAAACTGGGCCAGCCGCTCGCGCTCCGTCACCATCGCCGTATTGGCCGCCTGCGCGCACTTGGTAAACTCGGCCAGCCGGTCGGAGTGCTGCCGGCCCTCCTTCACCATCGCATCAGCCAGCAAGTCGGCCTCGCGCTTGAGCGAATGCGCGAGCTCCATGATCTGCGTGCCGACCTCGCGGATGCTCTGTGCAGCTGTATTCGCCGACTGCTCAATGGCGGCGCCGGCCAGCGACCCAATGCGCGGGATATCATCCTCGGCCGGCGGCTCGTTCGACGGCCAGGTGCCCGGCTCAATGGGCTTCCCAGTGGCCCCGCTGATAGCTTGTTCGACGTTCCTGAGCATCTGCTCCGTGCTCTGCCCATTGCCCTGTGTCGTCATCGTTGCTCTCCGTTAGTACCCGTGGAGGTCTGCGAGGTTCGCGGTTTAGCCACACCCACGCGGCTAAACACGCCATCAGTCCGAGCACGCTGAGAACGAACACGGTTGTCATCATGTGCCGCTCTCCAATGCTCTACTTGCATCCGCAATTCCCGGTTCTCGGTTCTCGGTTTCCAGCCTCGCCAACCTGATCTCCAGCCAATCGTTGTCTCGCGTGAGCTCGGTAATGGCGCGGGCAGCTTTGTCGGCCAGGCTGATACTCAAGCGATCTGGCCGTCGCACGTTTGGCATGACACTCACTCCTGCTTTGGTACAGCGTCCAAAATTGTCCGTAGCTCGTCACCAATCTCATGAACGCGCGCTTGTTCCGGGTCGCTCAGATTGCGCCAGAAAGTGCGAAACTCGATATCGCCTTGCTTCGCCCTTGCCCGCGCCTGATCCTCAATCGAGAGAGCCGCCCCGCCCGCGCTAGAATTTGCGGACGGGGCGACATCTGCCGCTATCGGGGCCAATGAAGGAGGTGCCTCTTCATCGGCAACGGCAGACTGGCTGATCTCTCCGGTGTTGGGATCGTGCGGCGGCAACATGACGTTGGGTGCCGCCACTGGTGGCCCCTTGGTCTTCTCGTCAAATTCTTCCGGGGAGTAGACACCGAGCATGAGCTCGGGCGTATGTCGGCGCGCCCAGACGCGGACGCCGTGGTACATCAGCTGCTGATCCGGCTGCGACTGCCAGACGCGATTGTTGGTCTTGGCATCGGCTAGGCGCACGGTGACGTGCCGGGCTTGCATTTCGCCTTGTAGCCTTCCGCTCACCTTGATCGCGCGGTTCTGACCTTCCCCCTCGTATTCGTAGGACAGCCGGTCAACCAGCCCGCCTCGGGCATTGACCACCGCAGCGACAAGTTTTCCGCTGTGCATCAGCTTGCCCTGAATGACGCTGCACTCCTGCGCGACCGCGAACGGGTCCATCTCCCAGCGCACCGCCTGCTGGATCACCATCAGGCAATCGGCCGGCGACTTCTGTAGGTCTTTCGGGACGAGTTTTGCCGTCGCCATCATTTCGGCAAGCCGCATGGCGTCGGCCATGTTGGTTGGCACCAGACTGCGGTCCAAGGGAACGATGGCGTTCATGTCCAAAATCCTTTACTCGGCGCGGTTTTCCCGTCCAGTTTCCGGTTTGCGCCGACCTCGTGTCTTCCTATCTTGGCGTTCTAATTTTCTGATTTCATCATCCGACAGCACGTCCTCGACGACGCTATCGCCAGCAGCCTCGGCGATACGGCCAACTCCCGGCATAAACACTTTGCTTAAATACGCGCCGGTATTTTGCTTCACGGTTTTGCCATTCGGGCAGACAACATCCCCAATAAAAATTTCTGTTAGCTTACGAAACATTTCGTCACCCTCGGCCAGCCCTTCTGCGTACGCACGCTTGCGCTCTTCTGTCCAATATGGCGAACGATACCGTTCGCGGCTATTTTGGGCAGCGAGCGTATTAAACCCCATGTATTTGATCGAGGCCTCTATCCAAGGGTGATCTACCCACTCTCCTTTTGCTTCAATCACCTTTTCTTTCACCTCTTTATAAAACAACTCAACTAAGTGAGTTTCATTTCTGATATCAGGATGTTCGTCCCTAATAGATTGCATTAGTTCGTCTGCGATGTTGCCAAAAATCTTTTTAATCGCAGGACCAGCGAGGACGCGATGCAGAAAGTCTCTAAATGTGGTCATCTAGGCTCTCCTTTCCCAGTTGAATGAAGCGCTTATAACGAGCGTACCTTTTCGCATTTTTAACTCTAACTTTCTCTGTGTTTTTCCAGTAATAATCGACCGCAGATTGGCGGCATTTCTCAAGGTTTTTGTAATACCAGCGCTTACGAATTTTGCGCACCGTCTCGGGGTTCCTGGCGCGCCAGCCCCGTGCATATCCGCCGTATCTTTCAGGGTACTTCGCATAAAGGCGCCGCTTGGTAGCCTTGGCCCGATGGTTTGCACAGCAATAGACCTGATCTTTTCTATTTTTCGGTGTAAAGATTTTTCCGCATTCAAGGCAGGGGCGCTCCGTTTGCTGCTTTCTTTCCCAAGGATGCGCCGCATGGTAACGGCGGCAGGCGTCCCGCATTTTTTCGGGATTAGCCTTCTTCCACGCTGCAATCCGGTGGAGTTCGCAGCAATATATCTGCTTGGGGACTTTAGGTGTGAACCTTTGCCCACAGTGGCAACAGGCGCGCTTCTTCATGTTGCGGCCTCCCGCTGACGGGAGCGCTCACGCTTGGCCGGTTTACTTCGTTGCCGACAGATTTTGCAGCGACGAACCTTACCGCTGCATTCAAATATAAGATTGTCGCCGGTTAACGGATGCCCTTGCTGACAAACGGTTCGAACAAGATCGCGGCCGGCAAGGTTTTCGTTTTTTGTCACCACGCGCAAATGAGCCGGGTTCACGCACGTTGGATTTTTGCAGATATGATCAACCTCAAGATCGGTGGGGATTTGCCCCCCAAAAAACCGCCAGGAAGCTCGCTGTGCTGTGGTGCTCTCGCCGTTGATCCAAAACCGTCCATATCCATGATCATCTAATTGCCCGAGCCAGAGCCAGCAGCCACTATTGGGCTCAGGGATGAGCCATTTATAAAATCGCTCAATTGGTTCTTCGGCTTCGTGCTGTCCTTGCGCGCGTTTTGGTGGCGCAATCTGGACGAGGCGTTGCCAAAGCGTCGTGTATGGGATGCTGTACTCTCGGGCCAGCCGATTGATAGCCTCTCCTGCGAGATACCGTTCGATGATCCTATCCATCATTTCGTATCCTCCCGCAGCGATAAATGCCCGATTTTACTGCGCGTAATACGAACACCATGGCCGTGCGCTTTCTTGGCATCGGCGGGCATCAAACTCTTGAGAACCTTGGTGGCATCATCGTGGGAGCGCGACGCCTCCGAGGTTTCAAGCCAGATTAGTGCTGAGTTGGCCCATTCGTTTTTCCCACTCATGTCGTAGATCACGCTCGCATCGGCCGGCGCCGGCACGGGGTCGAGCTCGACCGGCGGCTGGCGTAGCTTCACGGCGGCAATGAATTGCGCGCCGCGTCGGCGCATTTCGGCGGCATAGCCAACATCGCGGTCAAGAAATTCCACCACCGGCTCACTCGCGCCGAGGATTATGGACAGCGCGCACTGGTCCGCGCCCGTGCATTCCATCGACCATTGGCATTGCGGCTGGTAGCGCTCGATCAGCACTTCCATCGGCTCGCGCCCGCCGCAGTGCTTGGCCTCGATCACGCATTGGAGTTCGTCAATCCAGCCATCGAGCGTGACGCCGGCCCAATCCAGAAACGGATGGTTCACGAAGTCGCCGCGTCGGCTGATCGCTTGGCGGTGCTTGCGTTCGTACCAATTTATATTCACGTCTTCGGTCGCAGTGCCCAACTGCACCGGCCACACGTCGGACAAATCCTCCGGCAATTCCTCGCCGATAAACTCCTTGTACATCCGCATGATCTTGGCTTGGTCGCCGTTCATCAGGCAGGCGATCCGGCTCCCCGTAATCTTGCCGGTGCGGCGCGCGATCTGTGCGGCGTTCAAGGCCATTGTGGATCGTTCCGCTGAATTTCGTAATGCTCGATCAAATCCTTGGCGACGGCGCGCACCGGCAGTTCATGCAGATAGGCAACCAGGCGCACGACGGTCCAGCCTGAGACTCGGGTGACATCAGTCGGAGGCCAGCCGCCGGCGCCGGCACGCTCGCGCAAAATCCAGTACAGCGCGCGGGCGTAGAGATCATCTTCGCGGGTGAGCCGCGCTAGCATCACCGCCCCGTGATGCGCGCCAGTGGTCCCGTGAGCTCGTCGGTGACCAGGTCGTCCAGCAACTCAGCAAACTGCTCGTAGTTGGGTGTGGGACGGTCGAGCGGCAGGTTCTCCACCAGTGGCAGAACCGAGCTCATGATGGCGCTGAGATAGAGCTTGGTGAGCGTGTCGATGCGATGGACCACGTCCACAATGTCGGCGTCGCTGGCGCCGGAAATCGGGTAATGTCGCCGCGCCTTCCTGGCATCGGCAAAAGAGATCGTATTGTCGGTCATTGGCACACCCCTGGAACGAAAATCAGCCGGTGTGCAAATGTAAAGCTACGCTGTAGCCTGTCAAGCGGTTTATAGCCTGGCTGTAAGGTGCCTCTGTCGGATTTCCGACATAGAAATATTTTGGCTACAGCACCCGTCTACGTTGTTCACGCGGAGTTCGTGTGTTAACCTCTGTGACATTCAGAAAACGCGTCCACAGCGATAAGTGGACGGCAGGGAAGGCGGCCAACAATCTCCCGGAAATTGCGGGTTGTGGAGGGCTCTGTGGTGGGGCAAACGAAACCTTTTGGCGTGGATGGTCTCGTATCCGACCGGGAGGGCGAGGACGACGAGGCGCGCGAGATTTCGGAGCGCCTGCCCCTGCACGATCCAGATTATGGCTATCGGGTTTTGCTGCGCGCGGCGTTCATGTACCGCAAACGGCGGTGGAACGCTGGGCTAGTGATTTCGCCTGTGCACGAAGAGCCCGAGTTTAATTTGGGCGACGATGACGGCCGCTAGCGGGTTCGTGCTTTGCGCGTTGGGGCTGGCTTTGTTGAATAAGATGGTCGCGTAATTTTTGCGGTAGTGCATCCATCGCGCCGCAGAAAATCCAATCCAGAGACACACCGAACTTTGCCCGCAGTCTGACTGCGTTCACATTCGAAATCATGTTGTCGCCGGTCTCGGCGTTATTCCACACTTGAGCATTGATCCCGGTGAGGCGACACGGCTGCGATTGCGTCAAGCCGAATGCTTCGCGTAGTTGTCGCAAGCGCCGCGACACGGCGACCAGGCTGTATTCGGAAGGGTCAGCGCTCAACACACAAGACCTAGCTTTCCGTTGCAGTGACTCAACAACATCACTGGTTAATGTCACATCCTGTTACAAAAGTACAGCGTCGCTGAACTAGTTCCACATGTTCCTATTTTACCGTCTGATCCGCCATAAAGATTTCGCTGTTTGACAGGTTTACAGCAAATCTTTAAGTTTGTGCCGATGGTTCGCCAAATCGCACGCCGCAAGAACCGACAACCTGCCAAGAGCGGGAACGGCAAGCTGCGCCTGTTGACCACGCTACCGGCGGTCATCAAGGAGCTCGACGGGCTGTCGGGGGTTGCGCAACTGACCGGCAAGAAGGCACAGCACGTCTGGAACTGGAAGGACAAGGGCAAGTTTCCGCCGGCTACGTTCCTCGTCATGCGGGACGAATTGAACCGCAAGGGCTTTGACGCCCCGCCCGAGCTTTGGCGCATCGTGTCGGCACCAGCGAGGCGGGAGTGATGGATGGCCTCACGGCGACGGGCACAGCCGGAGGCGTTGTTGCAGCGCACGCTGTTCAAACATATCGGCTGGCGCCGACAACCCGGCTGGCAGTTCTGGGCCACGCCCAACGCCGGCAGGCGCTCGCCGCGCTACGGGGCCGAGCTCAAGCGCCAGGGCATGCAGGCTGGGGTTGGCGACGTCTCCGCGCTCTCGCCCACGGGCAAGTACCACGAGCTCGAATTGAAGACCGAATATGGACGGCTCTCGCCGGCACAGCGCGCGAGGCTCGAAACCATGACTGACCTCGGCCACACGATGGAAGTGGCCTACGGACTGGATGACGCCCTGCGCAAGTTGCTGGCGTGGGGGGCGATCCGATGACGGATATTTCCCTCCTGCGCAAAGCTGGTTTGAGTGACAGCCAAATCCTCAGAGTGCTGGAACTTGAGCAAGCCGAGCGGCGTGCGGCTCGCCGCGAGCAAAACCGAATAAACCAACAAAATCATAGGTCGCGTCAGCAAGTCAGCGCTGACGGTGCTGACAATGCTGACGGACATATAGATACTTCTCTTAGAGAGATTAAAAAGAAAGAAAGTAAGAAAGTATCTATATCCGCCGATTGGAAACCGACCGACGCCGACCGCGAATATGCGCGGTCCAAAGGCTGGCCGGATGCTCGGATCGACGCCGAAGCCGAGCGCTTTCACAACCACTACTTGGCCAACGGCGAGGCGCGCAAAAGCTGGCCCGCGTCCTGGCGCAAGTGGGTCACATCCCCTTACCAAAACAGCAATGCCGGCAACGGAGGGCAAACCCATGGACGACGACACGGATCGGTATTGGACGCGCTCGACCGGATCGGGGAACGGCTCAAAGCCGAAGGTGCCAGCGACGACTACGTCCCCGGTTCGAGCGGCCCTCGACCGCTCGAACTGGATCAAGAAATGCGCCCAATTAATCCTCGGCTCGTATCGTCGCGATGATTTTGCCGACCCGGAAAGCTATGCCGTCCAGCTAGGGATGGTACTGGAACGCTACGACGACAAGGTGATCGAGGAGGTGACCTCGCCCGTCACCGGCATCCAGCGCAATTGCAAGTTTCCGCCGTCGATTGCCGAGTTTGTCGAGTTCATTGACGAGCATATCCGCCGCTCGACAGTTGCCACGACCTACGACCAGCGGTCGCGCGAGCAACTGCGCGAGCGGGCCGAGCACGAGGCGAAAGCCGAGCCGTTGGAGTACCGCCAGGCTGTTACCGCGCGGATGCTAGGCGAGCTACGTGCCAAGGGCTTCCAGTTTGCCGGCGACACCAAGCCACAGCAGCAGACGTGGAAGCAGTTCTCCCCCGACGACTTGCTGCGCAAGTACCCGCCGAAGCATCCGAAGCAGGAGGCGGCGGAATGAGCGATCCTCCCGAGTTCGATCTTTTCGGTGGAAAGAGCGCACGCGACGAGGCGATGAGCAGGATCATGTCGGGCCGTGCCGGCGAGTTCATTGACGATGGCCTGACGGCTATCGGCAGCTTGCCGCGCGACCTGTTGCTAACGGGCGAGGATGTTAGGCTGCGGCTGCGCGAGATTGGCATTCGGCCGCGCCATCACAACGCTTGGGGCTGCCTGATTAGGACCGCCGTTTTGCGCCGGCTGCTAGAACCGACTGGCCGCTGGTTTCACATGAAGGATATCAGCAGCCATGCCCGCAAAACCCCAGAATATCGGGTGAAATGAATGACACCACGCGCGCGCGGCGTCAGCCGTCACGACCTGGAGCGGGTGCCGGAGCCCGTACACGGCTTTCCGGTATTGCCCACCTCTGTCCACAATCGGGTGGGGAATGTCGCGATCATTGCCGTGCCCGACACCTACGACGCGCGGCGGCGGGTGCGGGCGATGGCGCGGATCGACTTGCTCGACCAGGAACGGCGCGCGGGCCGGCTGGACGAGGCGAGCTATCTGGTAGGGCGCGAGGTGGAGCGGATATTCGAAGGCATGAGCCACATTGCCGGCGGCGGGCAATGGCTGGAGGGCGACCGCGTGGACGCGGCGACGTCGGCCGAACTCATGGCGGTGTTTGGTGCCGAGCGCGCGGCAGTGGTCAACGCCTTCCTGGCGTGGATTGTGCGGCATGTGGGGCGGTGGGATGCGCGGCTATTGTGGATGGTTCTGGGCGAGCGCATGTCGTTCGTGAATGCGGCGGCGGCGTTTGGGCGTGGCGGCTATCGCGGCCGGCGCTATGCGATGGACCGATTTAGCGATGCGCTGGCGGCGCTGGCGGAGGTGAAGGCGGCCAAGGGTCGGGCGCGGCGATGACCTTTGAAATCCCGATTACGCGATACAATTCCAAGCGGCACCTTTATTCCGAGACCGGAAGCACGGTGATTGCGTGCCGCCTGCCGAACGAGGTCATTTCCGCAATAAAACGCCTGTGTGAAGACAGAAATATAACTTTCTCCGAATTTGCTCGTGAGGCGGTTGTCAAGAAACTCGACAAGGCGCGGCGCAAGGTGGCCAAGGGTCGGGCGCGACGGTGATATTTGGCGCGCTGAACATTCCGAGTTCCACCGCGTTGGTGTTGCGTTCGTGCAACAAGACCAACCGAAGGAAACGTCTATGGGCAACGATCCGAACCGACCAGGCGATGACGACAACAAGCCCCCGACACAGCCGAAACCGGGACAGCCACAGCAGCCCGGTCAGCCGCCGCGCTAGGCGGCAAGCGGGAACGGCGCCATCCAGTCCCCCGGCTCGGCGCCGTTCTTGTTCTCCCCCCCCGCCGAGCCCGTAGGGAGCCCGCTGGTGCATTTTGGACAGGGGGGCCTTAGTCCGGCGAGGGTCAGACCTTCCAGATCGCCTGTAAGCCTTCCCTGGGGATTGTTTCACGTGGAACCAATGTTGGTTTGGGAAAACCAACCCCCCGCCCCTTGTGTGGTCAGGCAAATCAGTTCATATCGGTAGCGTTACAACTCTCTGTGGTAACGCCTATTGCGCCCGGCTGAGTTGCCCTCGCCGGGCGTTTTTTTTATATCCGGGCTGTACACATGGGCGGCGAGCTTGTCGTTCTGGCCACGGCTATCGGCGTTCTTGCCATCGCTTTGGCGTCGGCTGTAGCGGTGGCGTGGTGGCTGTGGGAAGCGGGTATGCAGTAGCGATGCACTCGCGGTAGCCGCGTAGTTCGCAGTTGCGGATGATGTCGGGGTCGGTGGCCTCACAGATCGGGCATTGTGGCTGGTCCATTTTCACCCCACATGATTTTTGGGTAATACGGTGCGCGTCGCATTAAGCGATGGTGGAAACGATCAAGACGCAACTGCATAAGGCGCTCATCAAGCTGCTACGCGCGAAGCGTGAGGCGGCGGATTTGAGCCAGCAGGAATTAGCGGCGCGCTGCAATCGGACGCAGCAATGGGTTGCGATTATCGAGAGCGGGCAGCGGCGCATTGACGTAGTGGAATACCGGGCCATTGCGCGCGCCATTGGGTTTCCGTGGTTGCAGGGATTGGCGGAGATTGAGCACGAGCGCGGGTTGGAGCTTAACGGCAAGCCGCCACCCAATCGGCCCACCAAGCGCCGGAAGAAATAGTGCGGGCATTGCACCCGCTTGACCGGCACCGTTGCCCCGGCTGGCGTACGCACGACTACAGACAGGCAGGCCGAGCGTACATCGCAGCTGTATAGTGTCAACACATATTGTTTATGTGGCTTGTGAATTTGTGTTGATATTCAAGGCGTTATGTGGGGTTTCCGACATTAGGCGGTTTCTAGTGCGGATATTCTAACGCCTAATTCGCCAAGCCTTAGCTCGACCGACGAGAGCCGTTGCGAATTGCGCCGGACTTCGGCGGTCAAATCGCCAAGGCTTTCTTCCATCCGGTCAAGGCGTCTGTTCACGCCAGCGGCGTTGTCATTGAGCGCCAATAGCAATTGGCTCATTTCGCCGAGCCGTTTCATGATTGCGTCGCTCATTTTGCCCTCTGAGTGCGCTGCCATAGTTTTGCGAGAAACGCTTGGCGCGCCTTGGTGACGTCTAGGCTGGCGTCCACAGCCCATTGCCGTACGGACTGGCGGGTGATGCCGACGATCTTTGCCGCCTCGGCGATGGTGGCGCGACCGGACGCCATCAGGCGCAGGGCCGCGTGTTTGTTGATGTTGTTATTGCGCGATGCTCGCCATGCGTCGCGATAGATGCGGGCGGTTGAACTGAGTTCGTCGGTCATGTTTTCGCCTGTTCGTCGGCAAGCTGGGTCTTGGCGTATTGCAGCATGCGGATGAGTTCGTCGACTTTGGCTGGTGTTTCCAACCACGCACTGACCGAGACGCGGTCCTTGTTGACCGATACGTGTACGTGGATGCCTTGGGGTTGGTTGGTCATGGTCATGCCGCCTCTTCGTCGGCGTCGGTCATCTCGCGCGCGATCTTCTCGCAGGCGTACCAGACCATCAGGTTCTTGAACTGGTTCAGATCGCCGAACATATCGGCGCGCTTGAAGCTGGCGATCATCTGGAAGACGTTGTCATTGCCGAAGTCGTCGGCGTCCTCGACTGCCATCTCCCAAATCTCCGAGCCGAAGCGGTCGAACAGTTGCGCGCATTCGTTCGTGTAGGTGATGTGCGGGAAGCCGCAATCAGCCCCATGATTGGCGATATCGGATGCTTGCTCTGCAAGGTTCTCTTTGAACCATTCGCGAAACGTGGTCATATTAGCCTCCCGTGATATGAATAATTTTGGCGCCCGGAAATCGTGTCGTGAGGCTGTCCCTGATACGTTGCGGGGCACTCTCACCGGTGAACGCTAATGGCACCCAAACATTGGCGCCCCACAGGCTGCAATGTGCGAGCCATCGTTCGCCGTCGAATGTGAATTGAACTTCGGTCATCGTGTTGCCCTCCATTGGAAATTGTTCTGCGGTGCGAACAGCCGCGCGATTGACGTGAGCGGTTGCTTGCGTTTCCATTTGGGATCGTACAGCGGCGACATAGGAAGCCCGAGGCAGTTGAGCGCGGGGCGCTCTGTTATCTTGGGCGCGCGTGGCTTGCTGACCTTGTGGCCGGCTGCATTGAGTAGGGCGATGGCACCCTCAATGGTCAGGCCGTGGTTTGTTTGCGGTTGCATCGTGTTGCCCTCTGTTGTGTCCGTTTCGATGAACACACCATACAGCAGCACTGTATGACTGTCAAGCGACAGTTACGCCATGATGCAGATTATTTTCGGAGCCACAGATGCCACTGAAATCGGGCAAGTCGCGCAAGACCATATCGCGCAACATCAAGACGGAAATCGCAGCTGGCAAGCCGCAAAAGCAGGCCGTCGCCATCGCGCTGGACACCGCACGCCGGAGCGGAAAATCAGCCGCAAAGCGCAAGCGGTAGCATCCGGTTTTTAATCGGGCTAGATATCGGGGATGGGAAAGCCGCTCGCCAAAGAGTTCACGGATCGCATCTATCAGCCCGGTAATCCCGGCGGACCTGGCCGACCGAAAGGCAGTCGTTCCAAGCTGCAAGAAGCGGTCATCCGCGCGCTATACGAGAACTTCGCAATCAACGGCGCCGATGCCATCGAGAAGGTGCGACTGCGCAAGCCCGAAGTTTATCTTATGGCTTGCGTCAGCCTCCTGCCAAAACAGGCCCAAAAGGTCGAGAGCCCGTTTGTAGATGTCAGCGACGCCGAGATCGAAGCGCTGGAACAGCACCTCTCCGTCGTTCGCGCCAAGATGGTCAACCAAATCGAGGCGACGGCAGAACCCGCAAGCCGAGTGGCCGACGAAGCACCAGAGGCTAACGGACAGGGCATCAGGGAGAACGGAGCGCATCTAGCCCCGGATCACCCCACAGCGCCTCGCGAGTACCCCGTATCCCTGAGCGCCGAGCAACCTGTGTTGCCGCTTGACGTCCCCGACACTGACGCTGCATAACGCCGTACCATCGTACCGTATGCACCCATCTCAGTCATATGCCATGACTGCATCAGTGCAGCTAACTCATTGATATCATTCAGTGTTGGTAGTCTGTCTGCCCTATCAGCGTGACTACCATGCCCCGGTAGGGTGTGCGGCAGGCATTCTGGACCCCCCCCGGGTAGCAGGATGAAGCCGCCTCTTGGTGCCATCAGCTGTTTCCATAGGGCGGTGGCAGTTAGTGCTCGCGAGCTACCCCCCGGTGGGTAGATGTGCCCGTATTGCTTGAGGGACCCGTCTGGCGGGTCTTTTTTTTTGGGGCGAGCGCGCTGGGGCGTTGCTGCACCGCAGCAAGGCATCCAGCGAACAGAAGGCCGTGAGGCCGTCTTCAAGGCAAGAGCAGGTAAGGAAGTAAGGGGAGAGGGTGTTGCTTGGGGCACTAGGTGAGTGCCGACCCTCGCGTACGAGTATAGCACGAAAATAGCTCATATCGAATAGGGAAGATAATCCTATGGCTAGGGACCCATTGGATGAGCGTAATTTCTATGAACATTGGCGGGGCAAACGCACGAAGATTGCTGACATTTTGACGCCCGCTGAGGTTGGTCTACTGGAGGATATTGTTGCGCCGTTGCAGGAGCAATATGACGGGCCGCCGTTGGGGACACGGCACGAGTATCCGCCGAAGAGGACGCCGAAGGTGTCTGGGCATGAGCCGCCGGACTGGATGATCGAGCAGCGCCGGCTGGAGCGTGCGGCGCATTGGTTGCAGCGCGAGGCTGACCATGCGCGGGCGATGGCCCTGGATCAGCGGGAGCGCGAGTTGCGGCGATATCATACGGCGCCGGCAGATGTGCAGCCGACGTTCCTGCCGAAGCGACGGCGGGCCAGGGTGACGATGTACTGCGACTGTGGACATAGCGGCGAGGTTATTCTCAGCGGACGACCGCGCCCGTGGCGGCTGCGTTGTTCGCAGTGCGGCGAGGCGCAGGAGCTTTGACATGACCCACGACCAGGCGATTGCGCGAGTGCTGGCGGCGTTTCCGACCCCGTCCGATGGGGCGCAGTTGGCCAATGACATGGTGTTTGCGCAGCGGCTGCTGGCGGCGCTGCAAGCGCTGGATGTGGTCAAGCTGGGTGAGCAGGAGCAGCAGCCCGCTGCCGAGGCGAAGCAGCACAAGCATAAGCATGGAGGTAACGATGAGCGTGACCTTCCTGGACGTCAGCGATAGCGAAAAGCTGGAACTGCAATCGCGCCGGATGCAGGACGAGAACTTCTGCGAGGCGCTGATCCGTGCTGTGCGCGACGGCCTGGAGCACCCGCCCATGATCGGCATGGACACCACGCCGGGAACGTCACGGCCGGTTACGATTTGCCGGTAGGCTCCAGGGCGCGGCGGGCTACCGTTGCCAGATAATCTATGCCGTCTTCTTCGCCGCTCTCATGGCTGGCAATCTCTTGCAGAGCATAGCGCAGCCGCTCGTTTTCTTCGGCGGCCTCGCGCAATCTGCGGGAGAACCGCTGGCGTTCTTCGTCGGTCATGGCTGGGGCTCCAGTGAGGAATGCAACAATCTGCTCCGGCGTCGCTTCGGTCATCGGTTTCAACCTTCGCCAGCGATAGCCCTTCGACGATACGACGCGCGATCCATATCGCGAGCGCGGACGGCGCATCAGTTCAGCTGCGGTTTTGGTTTTAGCTTCGCGTCAGTCGGCTCAGTGAGCTTCTGCTTGTCGGGATCGCGCACCGGCATCATCCCGATCACCGTCTTGACGTGCGCCTCCAATATCTCGGCGCGGATCGGCATCGGAAACCGCACCAGAAACATCGCCACCAAGTCGGCCAAGGTCGCGCCCTGCAACACCATCGGCATCGCGGAGAGCTGGTTGCTGATGCGCTTGGCAAGTTTCATCGCGCGGCGCGCAGTTTCGTCGTCGGCAGTGGCGTCGGTCATCGGATATCCTCGTATACAGCAGAAATGTAAGCCAGAATGCCACGCAAAGCCAAGCCCATTCCCGATAAACCCACAGTGACACCGCCACCCCCGCCGCCTCCGGCGCCGCCCGTGGATATGGCAGAAGTGGAACGCCTGCGCGCCATGATCGCGCGGCTGAAACAGGAAAAACAAGCGCGGCAGTCGGTCAACCGCCTCGCCGGATACCGCCCCTACGCCAAGCAACGCGAGTTTCACGACGCCGGCAAAGCCTTCCGCGAACGCGGATTTATGGCGGGAAATCAGCTGGGCAAGACGTTGGCGGGATCGGCCGAAGCCGCCATGCACCTTACCGGCAGATATCCCGATTGGTGGCAGGGCCGCGTGTTCGATAGGCCAATACGCGCGCTCGCCGGCTCCGAAAGCTCCGAGCTCACCCGCGACGGCGTGCAACGGCTCATTATCGGCAACCCGCGCGATGAAAGCGCCTGGGGCACCGGCCTGTTGCCGAAGGAAACACTGGTCGCATGGTCGCGCCGTAACGGCGTCAGCGACGCATTGGACGGCTGCGTCATCGTCTGGGGGGGCGGCGGCGACGTCCAGCAAGGGCATAGCTCGCTCAACTTCAAGTCCTACGACCAGGGCCGCAGCAAGTGGCAGGCCGACACATTGGATTTCGTGTGGCTCGATGAAGAAGCCCCGATGGAGATTTATTCGGAAGCGTTGACGCGAATTTCGTCAACCGGCGGCATGGTGTACTCGACGTTTACCCCGCTACTGGGGATGTCCGAGGTGTGCCGCCGCTTTCTGCTCGAGCCCAGCCCCGACCGCATCAATATCACGATGACCATCGACGACGCGCCGCATTACACGCCGCAGCAGCGCGAGCAAATCATCGCCGGATACCCGCCGCACGAACGCGAAGCCCGCGCCAAGGGCATTCCGGTGTTGGGAAGTGGACGCATCTTCCCGATTATGGAAAGCGATATCACCGTCGAGCCGCGCATCTTCCCGAAGGAGTTCGCGCGCATTCGCGGCTTCGATTTCGGCTACGACCATCCGTTCGCGGCGGTGGAGCTCGCCTTCGACCGCGACGAGGATATCGTCTACGTCACCAAGGCGTTCCGCCAGCGCGAGCAAACCCCCATCATTCACGCCGCCGCCGTGCGCGCCTGGGGCCACGAATGGATACCCATCGCCTGGCCGCACGACGGCCTGCAACACGACAAAGGCTCCGGCGACCAGCTCGCCGCCCAATACAAAACCCAGCACCTGAATATGCTCAGTGAGCGCGCCACCTTCACCGATGGCGGCAGCGGCGTCGAAGCCGGGCTCATGACGATGTTGGATAGAATGCAGACGGGCCGGCTGAAAGTGTTCTCGCACCTCCACGACTGGTTCGAAGAGTTCAGATTATATCATCGGAAAGATGGGAAAGTGGTGAAGGAGCATGATGATCTCATGTCCGCCACCCGCTATGCGCTGATGATGTTGCGCTATAGCTGCACAGAGCCGACGCGACGCAAACGCGGCGAAAGTGGGCTGGGCTCCTGGCAGGCGGCGTGACAAATGCAACATGATGCTCATGTGAACCACTATCGCATCTGGATTGCCGTAAGCAGCCACATGGAAGCGTGGAAACAAGGCGCACTCGCTATCGTTGACCTGTGGGAGAAGGCTGAAGGGAGGCGACCATGTCACTCGGTCTAGCGTTCTGGATACTCATGCTGATCTGGTTTGTCTTCGGCGTGATCTGGCACTTCGGCTACATCGGCAGCTACGGCCCGATTGGTAGCACGCTGCTGCTATTCGTCCTGTTCCTCTTGCTCGGCTGGAAAGTTTTCGGCGCACCGTTGCATGGATAGACAAACCAAGTTCGCATTCGCAGTGCTCGGCGCGCTGATCTTGTTCATCGTGACGCTGTGGCTCTACGGCACGTTCAACGGCTGGTACGAGAATGCCGGACAATACGCTCGGTAACCTCGGCGGCACCCCCGCGTTCACCACCATCGGCAATCTGGGCCGCACCCGCTTTCTGGACGAGCTCGCCAACCCCGCCGTGCGCGACCGGCTCATCGCATATACGAGGTCCGAAGTCGGCGGCCAGGGACCGCAAGCGCAACAAGCCTTCATGGAGAGCATTTTCAATCGCGCGGTCGCCCGCAATCAGCCGCTCGCCAAAACCCTCTCCGGCGACTACTTCCCCGCCGTCACCCACCAGCGCGCCATGCGCCCGGTCAGCGACGCCGAACGCGCCGCCTACACTCCATTGGTCAGCGACGTGCTCGGCGGCTCCAATGTCGCCCGCTACGCCACCGGCAATGCCTCCGGCACCGTGGGCTTTGCCGGCGGTCCACAAACCGCAGCCTACGGCGGCGAACGCTACGGCGTCGAAGGCCCGGACAAAGGCTGGTGGACGCGCGTCGGGGCCGAAGGCCCATCCGGTGGCAGCGTTGGCTATACCGGCGCCGGCACGCACGCCGATCCTGCCCCGCGCGAGGCCGCAGGCACCACCGCGCCGCGCTCGTGGGAGCAAATCCTCGCCGACTTCGCCTCCGGGCTCGGCACCATGAAGGCCGCCCAGGCGAAGCCGCTTGAGACCTACAAATTCGGCCAGGCCACGCCGTTCAAGCCGCTCGCTGGCGGCGTCGAGACCTTCCGATGAACGCCAAACCCCGTACGCTCGCCAATCTGGGCGATGCACTCGGCGATCCGCGCGGACCAAACCCAACCCTGCAAGAGCTCATGGCGCTCAATCGTGCCAACCCGCCGCCCGGTCCCAACGGCCCAATGCCGAGCCCGGAGCAAATCCAGGCGTACCTCAAGATGACCGGGCAGATTTATCCGCCGCTCACCACGCAAATTAATCCGGCCGCGTGGGAAGCCTTCCTCGCGCAAGCGCCGGAGAGCCTCAACATCGAAGACCGACGCGGCATCAACAGACGGAGATAATTATGGCCGACGAGCCCAAGCACCGCACCCCACCGCCAGCCGAAGTCCCGCACGACCAGTATTTCACGCCAGGCGCCGATCCCGGCCCCGATGCCCATCCGCCGGAAGACGAGTTCTGGGACAACATCCTGTACGAGAGCAACGAATACAAAACCGAGCACTACCGCGCCGCCGCGCAGGCGCTCGCCAACGACAAGAACTGCGCCGTGATGCTGCACTACTACACTGTGCCGGGCTTCCAGCACACTGGCCCCACCATGCTCGCGGCGTTCATTCCGGGCGAAGAGGAACTGAGCGCCGAGGTGCCGGTGTCCCATCGCAAAGCGGCGGAAGACCAATCCTGGCGTCGCAAGTCGTCGGAGTAATCCACATTGGCCAGAAAGCGTAAACGTCGGCGCAACACAGCGGCGCCGACCACCACCACGCGCAACACCAACACCGTTGACGACCTCGATCCCACTTCCGACGAAGAAACAACCGCGTCCGATACGACGTCGAAGACGTCAGAAGACAGGACGGACGAGCTAGAGGGCGATCTCGCCGATGCCGAAGACCTCGATGCGGTCCACCGCGAAGCCATGGAACGCTACGAGGCCGGCTGGGAAAAAGACCGCGAGAACCAGGCCCGCGCGTTCGAAGACTTGCGCTTTCTGAGCGAGGAAGACGCGCAGTGGGACGGGCGCGCGCTGCAAGAACGCCGCAGCACCAATCGCCCCATCCTCACCGTCAACAAGTGCCCGCAATTCGTGCGCCAGGTCACCGGCGATATCCGCCAGCTGCGCCCCGCCATTCATGTCGTGCCGATTGACGAGCACGCCACCGACCAGGTCGCGGTCGATGTGCTGCCGGAAATGGTGCGCTACATCGAGCGCCGCAGCGACGCCAAGGGCGCATATTTCAATGCCGCCGACCAGATGGTGGCGGCCGGCATCGGCCACGTCCGCATCTATACCGAATACGCCGCCGGCACGACCTTCAACCAGGAAATCGGCATCGGCCTGATGCCGGACGGCATTTCCGTGGTGTGGGACCCCGACAGCATCGAGCTCTCGCGCAAGGACGCGCTCTATTGCTTCGTGCCCATCGACATGACGAAAAAGCGCGCCGAGAAAAAATGGCCGGGCAAATCCTATTCGCCGCTCAACACCACAGGCGGCGAAGCATTCACCGGCTGGGCCACCGACGACCATGTGCGGGTGGCGGAATACTGGCGCAAATGCCCGTATGAGCGCGAGCTCGCGATCTATCCCGATGGCAAGGTCATCGACCTCACCGACGACGAGGACGGCGCCAAGCGCGGCGATGCGGATGCCGCCGGAGCCACCATAGAAAAGCGCGACAGCTACCGCGTCGAGCGCTTCATCGTGTCGGCGCAGGACGTATTGGACGGCCCGGAATACTGGCCGGGAATGCACATCCCGATTGTGCCGTTCATCGGCGAGGAAGTGAAAATCGGCCGCGAAGTGGTCCGGCGCGGCGTCGTGCGCGTGCTCAAGGACGTGCAGCGGCTCTACAACTACGCCATCAGCGCCGACGCCGAAGTGATCGCGCTGCAACCCAAGGCGCCGTACAAAGGCACCCGCAAGAATTTCGAGAACTATCTGGATCAGTGGGAAACCGCCAATTCAAAAAATTGGCCGTTTCTGGAGTACGACCCAGACCCTGAAAATGGCGGGCGCCCGCCCGAACGCGAGCCGCCGCCGCTTGCCTCCACCGGCATTCGCGATCTGCTCAACACCGCCACCGGCGATATGTCGGCCGTCACCGGCATTTATCCCGCATCGCTCGGCCAGCAAGGCAACGAGAGCTCCGGCAAGGCCATCACCGCGCGCCAGCGCGAGGGCGACACCGGCACCTATCTCTACGTGGAAGCCTTCGGACGCGGCGTCGAGCGCGTCGGCGTCATCGTGGTCGATCTCATTCCCCACATCTACGACACCGCCCGCACCTTGCGCGTCACCGGCGACGACGGCAAAGCCACCAAGGTCCAAATCAACCAGGAAATGATCGACCCCAACGGCGATGGCATCGACACCATCACGTTCAACGACGTCACGACAGGCATCTACGACGTCTCGGTGGAAATGGGTCCGTCGTTCAGCACCAAGCGCGAGGAAGCCCGCGACGGAATGCAGACCTTGATGCAGGCGCTCGGCCCACAAGTGGCGCCGCTGCTCGCCGATCTCTACGCCAAGGGCCAGGATTTCCCGCTCGCCGACCAAATCGGCAAGCGGCTGCAATTCCTGCTGCCGCCGCAGATTGCCGCCGCCGAGGCCGCGCGCTCCGGCGAGCCGCCACCTCCCCAGCCACCACCGCCGCCGCCCAACCCAGAGCAGCAGCTGCAAGCGCAGGAATTACAATTCAAGCAGCAGGAAGCACAGGGCAAGGCCGCAATCTCGGCGGCGCAAATGGACCTCGAAAAGCAGCGCATCCAGGCCGATCTGGTCAAGGTCAATGTGGACCTGGAAAAAGCCCGCATGGCGCACGAGCAAACCATGGCCGCCCACGCCACCAATGTCGCGACGACGCACATGGACGCGGTGTCGGGTGAGGCCGACCGCATCCACGAACGCGGAATGGCCCGCATGAACGGCAGCGCCAACGGCGGTTCCTCCCCGCCGGCGTCCTCGTCGGACGACCAACAGCAGCAGCAAATCGACGCCCTCATAGATGCGGTGGGTCGTTTGCAGCAGGCGGTCGTCCATATCGCCGACGCGCTCGGCGGTGGGGATGCAGGCGCTCCACCGCCTCCCGACATGGGGCCGCCACCACCGCCACCGCCCCCGCCGATGGAATTTGGACCGCCACCAGGCGGGCCACCGCCAGGAGCTCCACCGCCACCGGTGCCCGGCTTCAACCAGTCCTCGCCGCCCGGCATTTCTGGACCGATCTAAATGGACGCGGAAACCCAAGCCTATCTGCGCCGGCTCGAAGACCGCGACCGGCACAAACGCCCCAAGCTGCGCCGGCTGCGCCTGCTCGGCGGCGGCGGCCTGGCCGTGAGCGTCACGCTCGGCGCTGGCCAGAACACCCCGGTCAATGCCGGCCCCATCAACTTCACCGTCACGTTCAACAAGCCGGTGACCGGCTTCACCAACGCCGATGTGAGTTTCACGGGAAGCACGGTCGGCGGCACACCGGCCGCAGCAGTGACCGGCGGCCCAAGCGTCTACAACGTCGCCGTCACCGGCATGACCGGCAACGGCAATATCCTGGTCAGCATCCCCGCCGGATCGGCCGTGGATGCGTCCAATAATCCCAATCCACAATCCATTGCCGCCTATGTGGTGTTCGACACCACGGTCCCCAGCGTCACCATCAACCAGGCCGCCGGCCAGGCCGACCCCGCACTCGTCGCGCCAATCCTGTTCACGGCCGCGTTCAGCGAGGCCGTCACCGGCTTCATCGCCAGCGACGTCACCATTACCGGAACGGCGGGCGGCACCAAGGTCGTCACGATCAGCGGCGGCCCTGCCACCTACACGGCCTCAGTCACCGGCATGACCACGGGCGGCACGGTGATCGCCAACATTGCAGCCGGGGCCGCAACCGACCTGGCTGGCAACCTGTCCACAATCTCGACCAGCACTGACAACACTGTCACTTGGTCGCCCGACGTCACGCCGCCAACCGTCACCATCAACAAGGGTGCTGGTCAGGCTGACCCAAGCACGGGCGGTAGCAGCATCGTCTTCGATGTGGTGTTCTCAGAGGTCGTTACTGGGTTCACATCGGCAGATATCAGTTTCACGGGAAGCACGACCGGCGGCACGCTCGCCGCTGCGATCAGCGGCACCGGCCCGACCTATACCGTCACCGTTACCGGCATGGCGGCCCCTGACGGCAACGTCGTGGCCAGCATCCCGGCGACGTCAGTCGTTGACCTCGCGGGCAACGCCAACACCGCAACCACGTC